CCTTCGGATTAGTTCAGCGTCTTTTGGCTGAGGTCGATGACGATGAACTCTGCTGGGTATTGAAGAGCCACACCAACTTGGATGTGAACTTCTCCATTTGCAATTTGAGCGGCTGTGTTGTTCTCTGCATCGCACTTAACAAAGAATGCTTGTGCGTCAGTTCCACCACGTAGACCACCCTGGTTTCTGTATTCACCAAGGAATACAGATATAGTTGTACGAATTCGTGCCCAGAGACGCTCATCATTGTTTTCAAAGATGGCAAACTCTGTTAAATTCTTTAGTTCCTTGCGGATGTAGATAAGCGAACGACGCATGTTCACATACTTGTTCGCTGTTCCATCCTGCTTGAGAGTCCGAGCGCCCATGACAACAAGACCTGCACCAGGAACGTTCCTAATTGGATTAACTGGTGAAGTGCTTGCGTTCATTGAGTCAAGTTCAGTTGATGTAAAGGTTCTCTCCATCGCAACTGCGCCAAGAAGAGAGGTAGTGATACCTGCAGGAGATTTAAATACTCCACGAGTTGCATCTGTTGTCAAATAAAGACCAGCAACTGCACCTGCTGGACCAATAAGTCTTAGTGCACCAGAACCACGTCCCAGAGGGTCAGCGATGTAATAGTTAGGGTAATACACTGCAGCATGGCTTGTGTCAGCAAAAGCGGCAGCGGCTGATATTGCTTGACTTACAGTCAACGCTTCAACGGTGTCTAGTACTACAAATCCGTTGTTGTCTTCCGCCCAAGAAGTTGCAGCATCCACAACGCTAACTTCTCCAGATGGAAGATGGTTAACGAAAGGTAAGAAAAGAACAAATGGACGTTCAAAAGAAGAAAAATCTTCAAATACTGATGAACCACTTCCCTTATAGTCAGTGTAATCCGTAGAGGCCACTGTTGAACCGTTGTCTCCACCCGTTAAAGGGTATGTTGCAGAGGTTAGAGATTGTCCTGCGTAACCCGATTCTACAGACACGATTATATTGCTTGACACTATGTTTATGACAGTTGGAGCATAGTCACTAGAAGTATCATCATCAAAAACAATATTTTCATAACGTTCAAGAAGAATGTCATCAGAAATACCTGAAACACCCGACTCTTTATAGAGAGTCAAGGTATAGGTACTAGCAACTTGACCAGCAGAAAGAACAACCCGTAAATTATTACCGTCTGTTCCTGCGTTTTTTGCTTGAATGTTTACTTGTGCAGCACTTCCACTGTCTACCAAGTCTGTCTCAGCCTTCTCAGCATCATCTGCAAGAAGACGTTTTACATAAAGTTCACGTCCACCATTTTGGAAGAACGCTGCTACTTGGAAAGTTGCTGGATATGATGCGTTGTATCCACCAAAGTACTTGGTGAATTCGTACCACGAAATGACGCGAGTTACTGCTTCTGGGCCTTGTGCAAAAGTTGCAACAACAGCACCAGCAGCATCTGCGCTTACACCAGCAGGAATTGTTGCTGGTAGAAGGCGTTCTGTGAGGTACACGCCTGGGCGGCTATATGCCATGGTTTCTCCTAACTAGTTGGGTAAAGGTTCCTTATGGTTGCGTGATAGTAATCGGGTCTATTGCAGTGAACTCTCCACGACCCAATTGAGGGTTGTCGGTAGTTCCTGTGATATCGAGTTCAAGTACCTTGTAGAGTTTCTTATATGTGGCTGGTGCTATTTCGCTAGAAACACGCACCGTTATCGCGTTTACGAATAAACGCTTTCCATTTTCTGACACATCGCGTTTAGCAATATCCAGAACATCCAAGCGACGATTTGTTCCAGCAACGGTATTTGGTCCCGTTTCTAGAATCGCAAATCGAAGTGGAATCTTTGTGTATAGCAACTGCGCCAATATTTGGCGGTCATGACGTGGTTGACGTGAATAAGTGGTTATTTGATAATCAATATTTACTGGAATAGGAAAATCAACTTCCCATCCATGTAAATCATTGTCCCAGTCATCTTCCTCAGTTCCCATCGTTTCTGGGTCAGCAAGATAAGCAGGCTTCACGCGCCCACGCATGGAACGAGAAAAGTCTTCAGCAATATCAACCATATCGATAGTTATGTAAGGGTATTTCTGGTCACGAAGTTCTTGGTCAGGTTGACCAAACCAAACGTCAACAGTTCTTGTTGGTCCTTCTTCAGTAACTGATTTTTGGTCTGTAACTGTCATTCCCTTTAAAAGGTTTCGTAATGCTTCGTCTTCGGCTAGTAGAAAACTCATAGGTCACCAAAGTGTTTCTCTAAGCGCCCAAGAAAGAAGTGTTCTGCTTCTGCTTGTCTGTTTTTGAAACGACGAACAGCAGCAGTAGGTTGGGTATCTGGAGTTCCATATTCAAGGTCAAGCGCTTTCTCGTAGTGTTTCTTTGACACATGGGCCTCAAAACCACTCTTGCCATGTGTAACACGAAGCGTACGTGAGACCTCAGATGGCCATCCGCTTGCTTGCGCTTCTGAACGAAGACGTGCAGACATAAGCCGCGTTGTCTCGTGACTAGCGGCCTTCAAAGCATTACTAAACTTAGATAAGGTCACTTCTTCTTGGCTCTTTTCGCAGAGGAGGAGGCAACTTTTCCACCAACATACCCTGCGACAAGGCCAGCGATTATTGGTTCACGGTATTTAGGGCGGTATCCAAACACGCCACGCATGAACTCTTCGACTTCTTCTTTACCGTGCATATCGACTGCACGTTCGTACCAAGGCTTCCAAGCCATTTACATTCCCCTTTGTCGCAAGTAGTGGGCACTACACGGAGTCCGCACGGATTTCCGATGAGACAAGGATAGAAGAAAGGCCCCAATTAAGGGGCCTAACTCTTACTTCTTTTCTTTCTTTTCCCGCTTTTCTTCTGCTTTTTCGCCCTTTTTGCCTTCCTTCTTTTCGTGGGCTTTTTCTTTCTTCTTTATGCCTTTGATAATCTTTTTATCAATCTTGACATCTTCTTGAAGAGTCTTAGGCTTCTTCTTTTTTCCGTGAGCCTTGTCTTTCTTCTCAAACTCTTCTTTTTCTTCCTTGTCAAGACCAGCCTTTTTTGTCAAGTAGGAGTCCATCTTCTCATCGGACTTTTTGGTGTACTTGCCCTTCATAGGTGGCTTCTTCACTACATGCCCTTCTTTCTTGGCATAGCCTGCTTCTTGCCCTTGGCCTTGGCAGCGCCCTTCTTGCCACGTAGCATGGAGAAGTCTTCTTTATCAAGTTTGCCGTTCTTATTCATATCCAACTTGCTCTGCTTACCTTTTAGCGCCATTATTTCTTTCCTTTGCAAACTTTGCATTTACAATTACAATTCTTCATATTGCAGGAGAGAGCCATTATTTCTTCTTCTCCTTCTTCTTGTCGTCCTTCTTCTTTGCGTACTTCTTATTAGCAGCGGCTAGAGTCTTCTCTCCGTGCTTGTCTTTTGGTTTCATACATCCGCAAGTGCTGCACATTATTTTTTACCTGCTTTCTGTTTTGTGGGCTTTGCTATCTTCTTCTTGCCAGAACGCTCAGGAACACAGTTAGGAACCTTCTTGCCGTTCTTCATCTTCATACCCACTTGGACATATCCATCCCAGCATGGGTCAGACTTCTTAGCCATTCTTTTTTTCCTTTTTGTGAGGATTCTTTTTGTGCCAGTCCTTAACGGCTTTGACACCCTGCTCAATTGTCTTAGACCCACCCTTTTTAGTCAGGTTAATCTTGTCCCACTTACCAGCCTTAGCCTTGGCTTCATGGTCGACAACAACATCGCCCTTCTTGTTCCTTTTGACGGTGTGTTTAATTCCTTGAACTTTAATTGTCTTTGCCATTAGTCGAATTTAATCGCTTTCTTTTTATAGCGAATAGGAGGTTTTGGCTTGCGTACATAGCCGCCCTTCTTTTTGCGCATTTTGGCTCCACCCGACTCGTACTTGCCTTCAGTTACGGCAGTACGAACCTGCTTTTGAGGTGACTTACCTGCGTGTGCACCAGGTGTTTTTTTACGGCGCATTATTTGGCTTTTTTCTTTAGCGAGTTAACTTTTGAGTGCTTTTCCTGCAATCTGGCTAACTCTGCTTCGTGTTTCTTTTTTAAGGCTTCAACCTCAAGTTTTTGAGACTTTGGAGTCTGTCTACTTGTCATTGCTTTTAATCCTCCGCCATTGGGGTACTTAAGTGGTGCAGGCTCTAATTTTGTTAGTGTCATTTCTTTTTCTTTTTGGACATTCCTGCTTCGCTCATAGCGATAGCGACGGCCTGTTTGCGTGATTTAACTACAGGTCCTTTACCAGGTCCTTTTTTTCCTGACTTTAATTTGCCAGACTTATACTCACGCATAACTTTTTCAACTTTGCCTTTTTGCTTTGCAGTTGCTTTAGCCATTACTCTTCCTCTTCTGCTAGTTCTTCTTCGTCCCAAGCATGGTCATCGTAGTCTTCTGCAAGGTCAAATTCTTTATCAATTTCGTCCAATAAATCTTTATCAAATAAATCAGGCTCAAGTTCTGGCTCGAAGTCCATGTTGCTCCTATTCTGCGTACTGTTGGAACTGGGGGTCGTTGACCAATTCTTCAGCATTGACCTGGTTCAAGTCAATAGTAACTACGGAATATCTTTCCTTGTATCTTCCACGTGGGTTCACCCGCGTAGGCGTGAACACAGAGTTCTGGAAAAGGATTCTGTCTTTAATGTGGTCAGTGGGATTCGTAATAATGTTTGGTAGAAGACGGTTTATGTCGTCTACTGCTATTACAAGGCGCAAAGTATCAACGGTGTAAAAGCCTCGTTCATTCATAACGTTTTGACCACGAATCTGTTGAGCCAAAATAACTGGCATATCAAATGGTTCATCCCAACGACGGCCAAAACCATCCGTTTGATTAGACACGTCATAGATTGGGTCAACATATTCTTCATAGTCTGCGACAAACGCAGTAGGATTCCAAGTCCACCAATCAACCGTGGTACCTACAGGTAGGCGTAATTCATCAACCATACCTTCATCCATAGATGAAGTTTCATAGTCAATTTTAAAGCGACCTTCTACCCGATTACCACGCACAGGGCTAGTATGTATTACTTATAAATAAGTTTTTTGCCTTACTTAAACTCTTTTTTGCTCCACCATCTATTTCTATACACGTCATACCAACGACTGTTTAACTCGGTAGTGCCCCTATTGACTCGAGCGGTGACTTCTGGCGTAGTTTCAATATACTCAGATTTCCAAGAGGTTCGTTTGAAGGGTATTACCTGTGCAATCGGAGTTCCAGCAGGAATTAATCCTTCAAACTCTGGGTCTTTTAACCCAAATGGAAAGTTGACTGCTTGGTCATACGCGTCCGTGTCTACAACTCCTGTAAAAATTTGAAATGGGGAATCTCTATGAAACGGAGTTGTGAATATACATGAGTAACCTTTTGGAGTTTTAACAAGCCAAGGATTAGTCCATTTAGGTATAGCGTAATCTTTGTTTCTATACGGATGTTCTAGTGCTTGAGTTATGCTATGAAACGTAATTAAAGGCTGTAACGGACTCCAAGACCATTGGTAATATGGAAGTCCGTCTCTTTTAGAAACGTAAACGTCGCAAGGAGACAAAATAAAATAACCTAAACTTAAAGAGTCTAATACAGGTACGCATCTCTTTATAGTTGCCTGCGTTTTAGCCTCAGCACTAGGTTTTTTTGCACCATTAATATAGGGTTCTGTATTTTTGTACCACTCAGGCAAAAACTTATACGCTGGAACAGGTCGAAATTGCTGGTCTGTATATAGCGTATCTATAAATTGAATTGGTTCTGCCATTTTTGCCTCCAATTAACCTCAACCTAGGGTACCAACACCCACTCATTGGTTGCGGCATCCCACTCGTATGCTCCACCGTCTTGAGGCTGTTCAGGAAGAGGGTCCCAATCTAACGTATCCTCATTCCACATCCAAATTCCTTCAGGAGAAACATGCGGAGGAGTAGATGTTCGTGTAACAGGGTCCCATGACCAAGATGGATATGGTGTTACGGCAAACCAGTTTTGGAGGTCTTCACGCCACTCATACACTCTACCATCTGTTGGTTGTGGAATTGGAGCAGTGAATGTTCCATCTTCATTTTTAGTCCAAGAACTCCAGACAAAAGTGGTTCCATCTACCCAGTCACCGATTGTTGCTCTACTGTAAACGTTAAAGAAATTTTCATCAGTCAGTTCTATGAACGAGTCAACTCCTAAATCTTGCGAAAACTGTTCGATAATTTCAGAGTTGCACAGTATGATGTTATCTATTTTTCCATCTTTAACTAATGCGTAGTTCAACTCAAGAGACATAGACTAATACCCTTCCACCCGCACCAGCGCCTCCTGCACCACCGCTACTGTAGACGTTAATGGCTGCTGTACCGCCACCACCGCCACCACCGCCACCACCACGGTCATTAGCAGCACCTCCAGCATAACCAGCATATGCTTGGAATGGGAAAGTAACTGTATTCCAACCACCACCAGAACCGCCAGAACCGCCACCTACTGAACCACCACCATTTCCTCCGCTAGCAGCGCCTGAGTATGTGTCAGGGTTTTCGGTGGAACCACCGCTTGTTGTCACGCGAGCACCAGCACCGCCGTTACCTCCGCCTCCACCTGCTTGCTGTGTGACAGTTCCTAAACCTGTAAGTGTGAGCGAAACGTTTGCACCGTTACCTCCTGCTCCACCTCCGCTGGCGTTTGCAGATTTAGCAACGTTTCCAAAGTTACTTACGCCGCTTACTCCTCCAACTGTTACTGAGTAGTTGGTTCCAGAGTTAGTTAAAAATGGGTCAATTCTCCACACACCCCCACCTGAACCTCCGCCACCACCGCCACCTGCGTTCGAGCCAAAGTCAGGGCTAAATGATGCTGAACCTCCGCCACCACCATTGTCTCCACCGTTAATACCGATAACTGCAATTCTTGATTTGCCTGATGGCATTGTGAATGTTCCAGAAGAGTTAAATGTCTGTTGTAGCGAATAGTTTGCAGCATCTGTAGTAATTGAATTTGACGTTGTTGTTGCAGAGTCGCCGTTTGCATTTACCGCTTTTACAGCAAAAGTATACGATGTGGCTGCAGTAAGTCCTGTTACGCTAATAGAAGTGTTAGCACTGTTAGCGGTAATGCTTCCTGGAGATGAAGTGGCTGAATACGACGTTATCGTGCTTCCACCAGTCGCTCCTACTGAGTTAACGGTTACGTTGGCTGTTGTTTGACCAGTTTTAGTAGCAGTAACTGCAACAGGGGCTTGCGGTACTGTGGTTGCTGTTACAGCACTTGAAGCCGCTGTTTCTGGACCAGTTCCTGCCGCTGTGTTTCCCTTTACTTTAAAAGTGTAAGAAGTTGCTGAACTTAACCCCGTAACCGACACTGGAGAAGTTCCAGTAGCGGTAAGGCTTCCTGGAGTTGAGGTAACCGTGTAAGTCGCTGGTACGCCGCCAGTTGTGGCTGCAGTAATTGCAACATCTACTCTACCGTTATTGTAGGCTCTACTAGATGGAATGTTAGTAACTGACGAAATTGTTGGTAAATCTGGAATGTCAACAATTTTGGATGCTCCAGCAGAAGCATCGTTGTACTTCTTTCCTGCGATATTAGAATCGCTAGCCTTCCTTGTTGCCATATTAGGAAATCTCGCTTCCGAACGCTGAGAAAGACATATCTGCTGAAGATGCATAAACACTAATTACGTCAGTTGTGTCCAGTGTAATACCTAAAGTTAAAAGCACTGAGTCAGAGGCTGCTACAGTTGCACCATAAACAATATAATGTTGGTTTGCAACCGCTGCACCTGCTGGACGAACCGCGATTCTGTATGTTCCAGAGGTTCCTGCACGGTTGCAGATAGCAATCGTAGAAACCACAGCATCAGTTGATGCGGGAACTGTGTAGAGAGTAGTTAAAGTTGTTGCTGATGGGGCTGACTGGCCCAGAACCTTATAAATTGTTGGCATGAGACTCCTTAAATAGCAGTATCAGTAAGGTACAGATAAAAACCCTACCTGTACGACTAAACAAGCATAGGTTAGTTCGTATTTCTGAGACTTGTGGGCTAAAGTGACGGTATGAATTTGGTGCATAAATCGGTTTCTCAGGGTGGAAAATTAGCCCCTCTAATTATAAGCCATAGCCTTCCAGACAATACTGGAATAATGAACCCCAGCGTTTATGTAGACAAGGATGGGGATGTCCTTGTAAATCTCAGGATAGTTAACTACACCCTCTACATTTCAGAGGCTGACCAAAGGTTCTTTAGTCCTTGGGGTCCTCTTACTTATTTGCATCCTGAGAAAGACCAGCACCTCAGAACGGTCAACTATTTGTGTCGTCTTGACAAAGATTTAAACATCATTAACTCGGCTCAAATAGAGATGCTGGAACTTCATAAACCCATATGGGAATTTATTGGGTTGGAAGATGCTCGAATAGTCCAATGGGACGGCGATTACTACGCCATAGGTGTTAGGCGAGATACAACTCCTAATGGTCAGGGTCGTATGGAATATAGTAAATTAACTATAGACAAAGATAATTGGACAGTAAAGGAAGTCTCACGCGTACGCGTTCCCGCGCCCGTGAACGAAGCAACTTCATATTGCGAAAAAAACTGGATGCCTGTTCTTGATAAGCCTTACCATTTTGTTAAGTGGACAATGCCAACAGAAGTTGTTTGGGCTAATCCAAAGGAACCAGAGTGTAAGCAGGAAATTGTAAAAGAAACACCACCATCTCCAATTGACCAGCGTGGTGGTTCACACGTCATTTCTTGGGGCGACTACTACATCTGCTTTACTCACGAAGTAAAACTGTGGCGTAACTATTTAAACCAAAAAGACTCAGTGTATAGACACCGTCTTGTAGTTTGGGACAAGGAATTTAACTTTAAGGGCCTGAGCAAAGAGTTCTCATTCCTTGAAACGGCTATAGAGTTCTGTACAGGAGCCGCAGTTAAAGATGGCAACGTACTGTTAAGTTTTGGAGTGCAGGACAACTGTGCATTTCTACTTGAAGTCCCTACTCATGTGGTCAACGAGATGATTACGGAGGCATTGGCTTATGGCGCTTAAAGAACTGGTCATTGACCTTGCTGCAGATACAAAGGATGCTAAAAAGAACTTTGCATTAGCAGAAGAATACGAGCGATTAAAGCAACATTCCTCTGCTGCTGGATTCTTTCTTAGGGCTGCAGATTTAGGATACAAGAGTGACCCATTATTAACCTATACCTCATTATTAAAAATGGCTCTCTGCTGGTCACGTCAACAAGACCGCAGCGCTACAGTGTTAAATACGCTGCATCATGCAATTGCATTTATGCCTAGTAGACCAGAGGCCTATTTCTTATTGGCTCGCTACTACGAGTATCGCAAAGATTGGATAAAAACCTATACATTTGCAGAAGTAGGGTTGCAATATTCGTCATTGACTTTGAATACTCCACTACCAGGTTGGGTTGAATACTACGGCTCTTATTGTTTGCTGTTTGAAAAGGCTGTGTCTAGTTGGTGGATTGGTCGCAGAGAAGAGAGCAAGACCTTGTTTCAACATCTTCTTGACGACCACAAGATGGCTCCAGAATATGTAAACGGATGTCTCAATAACATGAGGTTATTTTAGTGTTTCCAAATTGGTTCAAGGATGTAGAGAAGTACTTTCGTCACGTTCCTAAAGAACGATTACGTGCCCTACAGGTGGGCGCGTACACGGGAGATGCCACCATCTGGTTATTGAACAACAGAGAAATAGAACGCCTGCACGATGTCGATACGTGGGCAGGAAGTGAAGAGAAGGCGCACGAATCTTTAGACTTTAAATCAATTGAAGAATATTACGATTCACGAACTGCAGATTTACGAGTAGTAAAGTGCAAAATGACAAGTGATGAGTTCTTCAACATTAATGACAAGACCTTTAACTTTATCTACATCGATGGTGACCACACGGCCCTACAGACTGCTCTAGATGGTCTCAATGCATTTAAGGTTTTAGAACCAGGTGGAGTTATGGCTTTTGATGACTACGAGTGGAACTACAACGGTGACAGGTATCTAGAGCCTAAGAGAGGTGTGGATGCCTTTCTAGCAGTCTGTAAAGACCGTTACAGGCTACTTGAGGTGGGGTATCAAGTTTGGATACAAAAACTATGAGTGCCTGCTTTGAAGTTTTTCACACTGATACTGGAAATGAAGTAAGAAATCGTTCTTATGAGGGCGTTTTAAAGACCATGTCATTTCTGCCTAGACTTGGTTCACAAACAATGTACCTGAATACAGCAGAAAAAGCCCAAAAGTTTATGGATGAAAATCCAGACTTTATAGTGAACACCGTGCAGGACTATGCACAGCCTGGAGAAACTTTCCCTCCTAGTTCTGGAGTGATTGGGGTTTGGGCAAGCAACTGGTTGGCTTATAAAAACTTTTTAAATAGCAGTCACGATGTAATGTTTATATTTGAAGACGATGTTGTACTAAGCAAAAATTTTGAGGTAATTGCTCATTCTTATATGAAAGAACTGCTTCCTACTTGGGACTTCTTCTCACTGTTTGTTCCAGAGGATTCTTTATTTGCATACGATGAACAACAGCACGATATCTATGAAGAGCATGTCTGTAGGTCGTATCAACAGTGGTCTTGTGCAGCCTACGTTGTCAGTAGAAGGGGCGCAGAAAAAGCGTTGAAAGATATTGCTACACGTGGAATTACGGCACCAGTAGATTGGTATGTGTTTAACTTTAGAATGAAGGCAGAGCAAAACCAAATGCGGTTTGCTACGTATACTCTGAAACCAACTGTATACAAGCCAGTGAAATTTGATTTAGAGGCAGCCCGTAAAAGCCAAATCCACTGGGGCAGTACAGAGTTTTTACATACCACCTAGCATCAAGACATCTGAAACTGTAGCGCTTCCTGAAGGGGATGTTCCAGCAGTACCTTGTGTTCCCTGAATAGCAGTACCTTGAGTTCCTTGAATACCTTGAGTACCTTGGACTCCTTGGGCTCCTACTGTGCCTTGAGAACCTTGCGTTCCAAGAGAGCCCTGTGTTCCTTGAGTTCCATCAATTCCCTGTGTTCCCTGGGTTCCTTGAGCACCAGTTGTACCTAGTACGCCTTGGGTGCCTTGAGTACCTTGAGAACCTACAGTTCCTTGAGTTCCTTGAGCACCTTGCGTACCCAAAGTTCCTTGCACTCCTTGAGTGCCTTGAGTTCCCTGTGCACCAGTGTCTCCCTTGTCACCAACACGTGCAAAGGTAAGGTATACGTTATCGTTGTTTACAACAGAAAGAGTTCCTGTTACGTGTGCGATAGGAACGCTGAAGTATGCGCCGCCGCTTTCGTGCGTATGCGTGCCTGTGATTTGGAAGAAGGCAAAACTGTTTGCATCTCCAACCTCAGTAAATTTAATAGTTCCTTTAATTCCAGAGGTTGAGTCATCTATAGTTGCAAGTAACTGTGAAATGTTATTTGAGTTAAAGTCAACATTGTCAATGTAAAGTACAGTAGCGCTTGAAATGGTTGCATTGTTGAACTTAAAGTTACCGTTTCCTGGGTCAGTGTTACCTGTATCAGTCAGGAAGTTATATTCGTGGGTTTCTCCACCGAAAGTACCAGTAGCACCCTGCGTTCCAAGAGAACCTTGAACTCCTTGAGTGCCTTGAGTTCCCTGCGTACCCTGCGTACCTTGAGTTCCCTGAGTGCCTTGAGCACCTAAAGTTCCCTGAGTACCCTGTGTACCTTGAGAACCAACAGTGCCTTGAGAGCCAACAGTTCCTTGAGAACCAACCTGACCTTGTACTCCTTGAGTGCCTTGAGTTCCCTGCACTCCCTGTGCGCCAGTATCGCCAACAGAGCCTTGAGTTCCAGTCTCTCCTTGTACACCCTGAGTACCCTGCGTTCCTTGCGCTCCTACTGTGCCTTGCGTTCCTTGGGTTCCTTGAGAACCAGTCTCGCCCTGTACACCTTGGGTTCCTTGCGCACCTGTTTGACCATCAAGACCTTGAGTGCCTTGAGTGCCTTGAGTACCTTGAGTTCCCTGTGTACCTTGAGTTCCCTGTGTACCTTGGGCTCCAGTTGCACCAAGAGTTCCCTGTACTCCCTGAACTCCCTGCACACCTTGAGTTCCCTGAACACCTTGTGCGCCTGTGGTTCCTTGAATACCCTGTAATCCGCCATAGCCAAGAGAGTTCCAAGCAGTGGAGCCATTACCAATCTTTATCTTGAGCGTGTCGGTTTCAATACCAACTTCACCAGCAGCAAGGGTCGGATTATTTGCAGACCACTCTGCTGCGGTACCGCGTCTAAGTTGTATACGGACTGCCATTTTATACTGTCACTCCTCCACCATCGTAGGAACTTGTGTAAGCATCGCTTCCAGCGTTCTCGTCTCCGCCTTCTGCAGTTGTGTCGTAAGTATCGGAGCCAGCGGCTTCATTTCCGCCTTCAACAATGTCTGCATCTGCAAGCGGTACTAGTTGAAGCCAAGAAACGCCGTCAAAAGCAAATAAACGACGTTCATCTGTGTTCCAGTAAAGGTCTCCTGGAAAACGACCAAGAGGAATGTTATCAGATGCGAAAACATTTACTGGAACAAGGGCTTTTTTGCTCATTAGCCAACAACCGCCACTACGTAAGCATTATTTGCAGGGGCTTCGGCGAACTTGACTGTTATCGTGTTTGTTGAGGTCTTTTCGACGTCAACAACAACTTCTTCGTAGTTAGCAGCAGCGTTATATACCGAGACCATAACTCCACGTGTTCCAAGATTGTGTGTTACTGTAAACGAAGTTGCGCTTCCATCACCGATTGTTGTCGTGAATTTACGAGCAACTACTGTGGTATCAACATTTACGTTTGAAGAGTCAACAGTGATACCAGTACCTGCACCAACATCAATTGTTGTGCCTGTATTGCTAAGACCTGCTCCCCATGTGTACGCGCCTGCGCCTGAGAACTGTGTGAATGTTAGGGCAGTTGTATTGAGAGTAATTGTCTGGTTGGTTGAAAGTACCCAGCCAGTATCTGCGTAAGTTCCTTCTTCTACGAAGGTAAACATACCTGCAGTTACATCTGCTGAAGAGTTCGCATCGTCTGCACGCATCAATTCCCATGGAGTGCTTCCATCACCAGCAGTTGCAACGATGTAGATACCGTTGTACTTCTGGTTAGCACCAGCCTCATCCTTGATAAGGACACGCTGTCCCTGTGCAGGGCTTACTCCACCGACAGAGATGGCTCCATTAGCAGTTGCTGTAAGAGTTCCACCACCTGTATTTGAGAAGGTGTATGCAGCAAGTGCGGCAGAAGAAGCAGCACGTACTGATAGTTTTACATCTAATCCTTGGGCGGTTGCATCTACATAGTCACGAGTTGCAATTTCTGTTGTATCAACAGATACTTGACCTGCAACAACTTGGATACCAAAACCTTCTGTAACTGTGGCATCAGAACCAGCAGTACCTTGAGTACCTGTAGAA